AGACTCGTCGTCTTCATAATCAAACTCTTCTAACAACCCTTCGGTTTTGTTGTTAAGATACTTCTTGGGAACCCGTCCCCAGTACTCTACAATCTTAACCTTATCCATATCGGAGTAATCACCATCCGACTCTTCGTCATAACCAAAGTCAACATGGTCATAACTTCCTAAAGGTTTATCTTCGTAAACCCCTTCTTTCATTCCTTCAATGATTTCATACTTAGGCTTGGCGACAACCTGTGCAACACCAAGAGCTTCGTCAATAGAAGTTACACAGGGATCAATAACAAATTCTTTTGGTGTAAGTGAGTCAACCTTTACAGAAGTAATTACATTTTCCTGAACACTAACATCTGTAGTAAGCGTGTTGGGAACAGCAGTTTCTACTGGTACACGATCTATTTCGTCTATAACATTAATCTTGGCAATGCCTGTACCGTAGATAGCAGCATTTAAAAGACACTCAACTACTGCATCTTTTACTTTACATCTGTTCAGGTCTTCCTGCAAAAGAACTTTAACTACCGTAGCATCAATGGAGTTTTGGTCAAGAACATCATCACGCAGGTCAAACCACATGTCCTGACCAAAAATAGCTTCTTCCAGTTCTGCTACAGTTGACTCAATAGCCTGTTGTGTAGCAGGAGAAATTAGTTTGGAGTTTTCGGATTCACGGTTTCTATCTTCATAAGACCAGATACCACGCCAGATGCGATAGTACTCATCCCAGTTTTCCATGTAGTTGGTGTTACGATGGGTTTCCCATTCTTCCACCTTACTTATAACCCACGAAACTAGGGATGCCTGAGGGTCTTTATATGATAGTTCATCCATAAATTAATATCCTGATACAGTATCCAAAGGTTCCCACTCGTCTAGTTCTATCTGTTGTGCAAAGTCTGCTACCGAAACTTGGTCTATGTATGCCAAAGAGTCTAACAAGTCATCGTGAGAAAGTGGACTTGGAAAGTCTAGCATCTGACTTATAAAGTGGTGGTTCCACTCTGCTTTTCTAAACTTGATCTTGCCGTGTTCAAACCTGCCCTGCAAAGACCAAACTATTCTGTCTTGCTTTCTTTTGCCGCCATGAGTAACATCTGTAAGATTAATCCAAGAACCTCTTGTTCTCATTTCATCTTCGATGTAGGGCATGATGGCATTCTTAAGCGCACCTGCTTCAATTCCTACTGTCGTTGCATTTACATCTTCAGCTATCGTAATAATCTTTTCTGCTGTCTCTTTGATGTTCCAACGACCGTGGTGTATGTCTTTAACTAACCACTCATCACCAACTACTTTAACTACTGATATAGCAGTTTCGTCTAGTTTAGAAGACTTTAGTCCTCTGGACTTATCGCTTTTTTCAAAGCCTGCCGGATCGACTGAAACCACATACGAACCCGTTTTAGAGGCCGTATCTTCATCAAACTCTTCATCATCTTCATATTTAATCCATTCTTCCTTAAATACACCACCTGAAAAACTTTCAAAGGTAGCTTCAAATTCCTGACGAAATGCCTGAGTAGACATTGATTTCTTGGCGGCTTCGATTTCATCGGGGTCCAAAAAAGGATTATCTGTTGAAACAAATTGATAGGACTCCCAATCTTTTTCGTTTTCTGGTAGTTGTGCTTCTAGCCACAGCTTGTGAAAATGGTTCTTACCTGCGGGTGTACCTATAAACAATGCACCACCCTTAACGTCTGCCAGTGTGGGCCTAAGGATCATTTCCCACACTTCTGGTTTCATTGAGGCATATTCGTCCATTACGACATATGCTAGACCTACGCCTCGTAGTGTATCTGGTCTGTCTGATCCCTTTAGATAAATCTTACGGTCATTGACCAGTGTAATTGTAGCAGTGTTTTCGTGTGTGCTTTTGATTACATTCTGGCCTACGTCCTTGAGGATTGACCAGAGAATATCTTTAGCTTGTTGAAATGTGGGGGCTACATAGAAGACATCCTTGTCCTCACTTTGGAGTGCTTTAATAATCAGCACCCATGCAGCTAAATAACTTTTACCAAATCTCCTGCCACAACTTGCTACTTTAAATCGTTTGTCAGACTTGAAGATTTGCATTTGAGCATCGTGAAGAGTAACCTTTAGATCAGGCATCTTTTATTTCTTCAAACTCTGCTTCAAATACTTCCTGCTCTTTTGCTTCCTTTGCTTCTACAGCTTTTACACCTTCGATTATAATATTAACACCTAAGTCCTGATGTTCGTGTGTAATCTCTACTGCTTTTGAGGTAGGGATAATTCTGTCCATACACATCTTCAGACAATGCCTGTCGCCTTCCAATGCCATCTCAATTACCTTGTTTACAATCTCCGGTCCCTTGGTGGACATAAGTTCTCTTGAGAGCTTTGTATATTTGTTTAGAGAACCTTTGGGTCTTCCTTCGGGATTGAGGGCCTTCATACCTTTGTAAAAGTTTGGATTACCTCGTTTCTTCTTTACTGGTGTATCGTCTGACATTTATCACTCCTGACTTTGCCCTACTACGTAGGAAGACAGTTACCATTTCTTACAACTCCAATATCGTGCAGATAGTTTACTGGGTGGAGATGTATCACACTTGTGCCTTGCACGGAAGCTCTTGCGGCGCTTAGGTTGATCCTTTTTGATACTCATGTTAGGATCACCGAATCTAACCAACCGAACCTTATCCCCCTGCTTTGCCAAGACTGCAAACTTCTTTGACTTGCCGGGAGTCCTTTTCGGTTTATTATATCCAGAAAACTTTTCGCCTCGGTAGTTTATCATTTTCTCTTCTTAGCTTTTTTCTTCTTTTTCTTGGCGGGCTTTTTGTAACCGTAGTTCATATCGCTCTCCTTTAAAAGACAAACCCCAAACCTAACGGTTTGACTAACTTAAGTATCTTAAGAATTAACTTAGTTATTAATTTTAATAACATACTTAATGAACAACCTAATATAACTATATTATAACATATTTAGCTTCTTTTGTCAATAGGGTTCCTTAGGATTTCTTAGGAATAACCCGCCTCACCCCAAAAGTCAACCCCTAAGTTGTACTTTAGTTAAGTTAATTATCTAATTCATGGACCTCCAAATTGCTTCCCATGTGGTCATGAGGGTATATATAACATGGCGGGGCGTCGTGGGTCCCCCCCGGCCTACCTTAGTCTACCACAGAACACCCATGATTTCCTGAGGATCACTGCGCCACCTCAGGACTACCTCAGGATCACCTCAGGGATGCCTCAGGACTGCTGAAGAAAACGTGAGAAGAAAGAATGCCTGAGTATGGATATATGGGACATCCCATGAAATCCTCAGGACCACCTCAGAACCACCTCAGAACCACAACGGAACCAGACACCTTATAATATACATAGGAAACTGTTGCATATTTGTCACACTTTGGAGGATATTCAGAAAAAATGGGATATCCCAGAATTTTTTTATTCTGGAGGTGTTGACAGCATCGGACGGTATACTTATGTACTGGGCCACCGCAACACAACGAAGGAACGAAACGATGGAAACAACTAAGATACTCAAGGCTTCAACAACCCATAACTGGGAGAAGTACACATTCACTGAGGAAGAGTTCAAAGCATCATACAACGAATTCGATAATAACTGGAGCATCACTCACCCGGTTCTAGGTTGTTCGAAGGGCAGGGACACTCCCGAAGAAGCCCTGAGAAATGTATTGTACGAGCATGGATGTTCTGATATCACTATTCACGACGAAACCACTGAACAGAAAGGAAACGAAACAATGTCGAAGATCGAAGCCGTGGAAGTAACCGCCGAGACCATCAACAAGGAACTGGTCAAGGCCGTCAAGACCGATGCGAAGGTAGCACGAAAGTTGGTGCTGGAGGTTCATCCGTTCGCAGCGAACATAATCTGGAAAGAGACGAACGGCGCATGGCCCACAAAATCTCTCACTGTCAAGATGATAGACGCTAGCCAGACGCTACAGGACATGTTCGTCGGTCTATCTCAGGCTGATCGTTCGAACCACGTTCGAGACATCAAGTTTGTGTCTGAGAATTTCGATGCGGTAGTAGCCGAGGGAGAGACGAACGGGTGGCGGAAGATTGATGCCATGCGGAAGGCTATCCAGAAGGCTCAGAAGGCCGCTGAGAAGGCTTCTCAGGAAGCTACCGAGGAAACTACCGAGGAAGCTACCGAGGGAGCTACTGAGGGAGCTACCGAGGAAGCTACCGAGGAAGTGCAGACGATTAGCATCAACGACATCATGTCGGCGATCATGCGACACATCCCTGAGGCTACCACAGCACAGCTACTCAGGGTAGCAGAAGACCTTGACGTGTGGCTTCTCGGAGGTGCGCCCGAGGAACTCACAGGTCAGGAGTTGCTTGACGCTCTAGGTGACAAAGCCTTCGCAAACAAGTGACCTCTCGGAACCCCTTGACACCCGTCAGGGGGTTCTATAGAGTTCATTTGTCAACATGAAAGGAAAAGAGATGATCCGATACGAAGTAAAAACCCCGCACAAGGCATTCGTTGGTTGCGAGGACACTCTTGAAGAAGCCAAAGCATACATCGCTGGTTTGATAGAGGCGGGAGTTGAAATTCTCAAGGTCGAGTATTTCGACAAAGAACAGCGCGTTACAGACATTCGCAACGGTAATTTTAACACGCCAACTATAAAAGAAGGAAACTGAACTATGACTAAACTTGTGAAAATCGTTGGTATCATATCCGCATTCGTATCCATAACATGCGGCCTGATATCCCTGATGGTGATCGGTCCTGAACATTTCGGGTTGATACCCATGATGGGGTTGACGGCGGGAAGCGTGTTAGGTATGGTAGCGTTCGCTGCATGGATGACGGAAGACATGATGTAAAATCTGGGATGTCCCAGAAAACATGAAAGGAAACTGAACTATGGAAAACAAAACATACACTTTTACGTGTTGGGAAGACGGTCAACGCTACCCCTGCGCCACTGTCACACCGCTGGGCAACGGCCTTGCCATCTACGGGCGGGTGGGTCTCTACGAGGAGACTATTCCAGTAGACGAAGCCTTCGCAAAAGCCCGTGAAACAGCGGCGCTGCTAAACTCTAGATACTAAAGGAAACTGAACAATGAATATGTCAATCAAACAACTCGGCTCTAACATGACTGAGCTACAGAACACCAAGGCCAACGTCTCGGTATTGTTCAGTTATGAAACCCCGGTAGCTGGGTGGGACTGCAAGGGACCATTCAGGACAACGGAATACTTCAGTCGCACCACGTCGAAACATATCAATAAATACCTGAAGCTATATGGTGGTGAAAATAACTGTAGACAACTCGACCAGTCTATGATAGAAAGTATCTGTGAAACATGGGATGTCCCAGAAAATTGAAAGGCGAAGACATGACTAAGAAAGAACTAGCAGAAACAGTGAAATTTAAGATTGAATTCATGCTCATGATGATGCGCGTTGGGCGCGAGGAGGAAGCAGAGAGATCACTTCAGGAAGCTATGGATGTTCTTAACGATGCTATCGAGGAGGACGACGAATGACTGCTAGAGTGTGGACCAAGGAACAGACACAGGAAACAATCAAGGCACTCCGAAGGGCGGGGTACACCATCCCGCCCAAGGGGGACACTGGAATGTACAAGACAGAAGAGGAATACGCACCGGGTAAAAAAGTTTTTGTTGCAATGGTGGGAACAAGGGGGTACCTTGTCAGTTACTGGGATGGATTATTTCAAGAGGAGATTGAAGAATGAGTAACCATGAAAATGAAATGCTGAAAGAACAACTCTTTGACGAATGGCTGGAGCATCTGGAGTTGTTTGTTGGGTGGCCGAAAGGCGATCCTGAAACCTACAAAGAAGCTGCACGTAAAACCGAAGAAGAATGGCTGGAGATGAACAGATGAACCACGAAACTCAGGAAATCATTTCGAAACTACGGAAAGCAGGAGAAAAGATAGCAATGCAACACGCACATGGTAGCCCATACGATAGAGGATCAGCGGACAGATACTACAGCCGCAACTACAGCCCACATTGGTGGCCTAATGGAACCGGCAAGGGGTACAAGGTACCTCGTGAGATGATGACTGCGGCCCAGATTGCAGAGTATTTGCAGGGCTGGCGTGAACAGGAATACAGAAAGGATTGGGGCTAATGTTAGGAATAATGTGGAAGAAGATATGTAAGCATTGGAAAGTAGAGGAGCGTATATTCTTCTGTTGGATTATAGTTTTACTTGCTTATGTGGAGGTGTTCTTATGAAAGAGAAACATTTAGTTGCATACATGGAAACTGCCTACGCATTCGCTGAGTGTAGCACGGCACGGAGGTTGAAGGTGGGGTGTATCATTGTGAAGGACGAAAGGATTATATCCATCGGATACAATGGTACACCCTCAGGGTGGGATAACAATTGCGAATCTGAGATATACAGCACGAGTGTGGGCGATAATCCGAGACTAGTGACGAAGCCTCAGGTTCTACATGCGGAGTCCAATGCGATAGCCAAGCTTGCTAGGTGTACCGAGAGCGGAGAAGGCGCGACGATAGTGTGTACTCATGCACCCTGCATGGAGTGTGCCAAATTAATCTTGCAATCTGGGATCATCCGTGTTATATACTCAGAAGACTATAGAAGCACGGAGGGTCTGGAGTTCCTGACTCAGGGCGGTGTTAATGTTGTACAAGCTAAGATGGAGGTTATAGAAGCATGAATATATTCTACCTACACGAGAACCCGGAACGCTGCGCCGAGATGCACTGTGACAAGCACGTGGTCAAGATGATACTGGAGACTGCCCAGCTACTCAGCACAGCGCACCATGAGATCGACGGGGAGCCTAGTGTTGAGTGCTACAAAGCAACGCACAAGAACCACCCCAGCGCAGTGTGGGCTAGGGAAAACCGTAGCAATTACATATGGTTGTGGAACCTTCTTAATAGTTTGTGCAAGGAGTACACGAAGAGATACGGAAAGGTTCACAAGACCGAGAGGATCGGTATGGTGAGGGACTTGGGCAACTGTCCATATGAATTACGCAACGGTCCCTTCACTGAGCCACCCCAGTGTATGCACGACTACTGCAAGGTGCCTGAGAATACCATCATGGCGTACCGTAACTACTACATCAACGAGAAATCTTACATGGCCCGGTGGCAGTTTACATCAGAACCAATCTGGTATACCATCGGCATGGCCGCACAAATGAAGGAGATTGCATGATGCCTAAGAAATACAACTGGAGCTACGAAGAAAAGATCACCGCCGAGGAGTTTCTATTGCGACTTGTGCCTATGGTAAACGGTCCCGTTCAGACACTATGGGAGTGTGATGGGGATATGTTTATGTCTGACTACGCCGTGCTATGCGATGCAGCGGCACGTCTAAGGAACTACAAAGACCAAGTAAATGCTAAAGAAAAGGACAAGTAAATGCGATGTAAAATCTGTGATGTTAAACTAAATAATTCAGAATTACTTCGAAAGGATATCGAAGGTAATCACATGGACACCTGCAACAAGTGCATCGGTGCCATCTATGAAAACACGGATGAGTTCGATTTCATTCTGGATGTAAACTTAGTGGTTGACAAGGAGGAGGAAGAAGTATAGTATACTAAGGTATCCTAAGGAGATAGATTATTAATCATTAATGTTATTCTCCTTAGGATACTTAAGAAATCTGGGATGTCCCATAATTTAGAAAGGATTGGTTATGTCTATCAAAGATGGTCGTCGTAAGGCACCGAAGAAGAAGAACCCTGTCGCTCGTGACATGCACAAGTTCAACAAGCGGAAGGTCTTTCGTAGCCAGAAGAGCAGGCTGGTAACTGAAGCAATCGATGAGGAACTGAAGGAGTACATGAGAGGTGACTATGATGGATAGCGTATGGATTGTCTTCTCATATGACGGGTACGACAGTTCCAAGGTTCTCAAAGTCTTCACGTCCGAAGAGATGGCATTGGAATATCGGGACTACGTTACAAAGCTAGGAGATGAGAGGTGGAATGGTTTCTATGTTAAAAAGTTTTCGGTTGAGAAAGGTAGTTGACAATGGAATTTTTTTCCTGTAGTATAATGGGTGTAGTATGAACGCAATGTATGACACAATAGAGGAGTGTTGAATATGATTACAGAAGGAACAGTTGCTTTTTCGAACCTCGAAGAGACGGAACGCTACAACGGACAGGACACTGGGAAGTATTCCATCGTCCTCACGCTGGAGCCTGACGAAGCAGCCAAGCTGGCACAGGAGGGAGTCAAACTCCGTGAGTACAAGAACCAGCCGCAGCGTAAGTTCGTCACCAAGTTCTCCGGGTTCCCGGTGCTTGATGCGGAAGGAGATCAAATCTCCAAGTACATTCCGTACGGCTCCAAGGTTCGAGTGATGTGGGAACCGGGCAAGCCCCACCCGCAACACGGCGTTGCTCCGTACTTCAAGAAGATCAAAGTTCTTGAGATGGCGGAACAAGTCGGAGCGGACGACGAGGACTTCTGATGGGGGAGTCCACCTTCATTGGCAAGGCTCCGTGTCCATCATGCAGGGAGAGTGGCGAGGACAAGTCAGGTGACAACCTCGCAGTCTACGATGATGGGCATGGGTACTGCTTCAAGTGTGGTCATGTGGTGTCGGGGGGATCAATCGATCCCTCCACACTACCCACAGAAAATCTGGGATCATCCCATAAAACGAGAGGACTAGAGATGGTTGGTGTATCAGGACCAATTAGTGACAGGAAGATATCCCAGCGGATCGTTGAGAAGTACGGCGTGACGCTGGAGCATGACAGAGAAACTGGTCAGACACTCAAGCACCACTACCCCTACCACGAACAGGGTGGTGATGTAGTCGGAACCAAAGTACGCAACTGCCCAAGCAAGGAGTTCTATACCACGGGCACATTGGAAGGCACTGGTCTGTTCGGACAGAATGTCTGGAGCAAGGGCGGTAAGTTCGTGACTGTTACCGAGGGTGAGATAGATGCTATGGCTGTGGCTGAGATGTTCGATGGGAAGTATCCCGTCGTCAGTCTGAAGCGTGGTGCAGCGGCAGCATCGAAGGACATCAAGGAAAGTCTGGAGTGGCTGGAGACGTTCGAGAAGGTAGTCATCTGCTTTGATAATGATGCGGCTGGAAAGAAAGCATCTCAGGAAGTGATGTCTATCTTCTCACCGGGCAAGGCCAAGGTGGTGTCCCTCCCGCTCAAGGATGCAGGAGAGATGCTACAGCGTGGTAAGGTGCAGCAGTTCGTGAAGTCATGGTGGGGAGCGGAGGAGTATAAACCTGCCGGTGTCATCTCACTGTCTGACGAGACTTGCTGGGATGCGTTCGTCAACCGTGGCAAGGCGGAGATTATCCCCTTCCCTTCCTCGTTTGGTACGCTCAACAAGATGATGAACGGTGGCATGGGGGCAGGGGAGGTGACCGTGATCGGTGCCTTAACATCTGTAGGTAAGACCACTTTCGTTACTAACCTGTTGTACGGTATGTACAAGGAGACGAACCGAAGGATCGGTGCGGTGTTCCTTGAGTCATCCATCGGTGAGACTACGGAGAACGTGGTCAGTGTCGTGGGTGGTGTGAACATCAAGCAGATACCGGAGGAGGAACGGGACTACAGTGGTTACCGTAAGTTCTACGAAGAGGTGAAGGAGAGCGACAGGATTCATATCGATGACCACATGGGATCATCTGACATTGACGACCTGTTCTCTCGTATGCGCTACCTCATCAAGGGACTAGACTGCGAAGTGATTATCCTTGATCCTCTACAGGCTGCGGTGCAGTCCAACGAGAACGGGTTGATCGATGACTTCATGGACAGGTGCCTGAAGATTGCCAAGGAAACCAACGCGGCTATCATCATCGTGTCCCATCTGCGTAAGCCTAGTGTCAAAGACCCTCACGATGTCAACGAGTACGACATGAAAGGGTCTGGGTCCATCAATCAGATAGCATTCAACACGCTGCTACTCAGCCGCGACAAGCTATCCGACGATGACTACACTCGTAACTGTACCAAGGTGCAGCTTGTGAAGTGTCGTCGCACAGGACGGACAGGACATGCTGGCTGGCTGTACTATGAGATGGACACAGGACGTATGGTGGCGGGTGCAGCACCTGAAGTGCATGAGGTTGCCGATGAAGAATTCTGATTTAGGAAAGCTTAATCGTTCCTTGTACATAAAGATGCGTACCAACTACGCCTGTGAGATATGCGGAGGTACGTATCCCGAGGAGGTTCTTGAGTTCCACCATCGTGATCCATCAAAGAAGGAGTTCGGATTGAAGTCTTCCAAGTGGAGGTCACATAGGTTGAACAAAGAACTCTTTCAAGAAGCAGCGAAGTGTGCTATACTATGTAGTAACTGCCACAGGTTAGAACACGTAGCTTTGAAAAACGGTGAGACACTGATCCATGACAAAGAAGCTTATACTCGATATCGAAACTACCGCTTTGCCCGTAAGCAAGGTATGGATGGTAGGTACGATGGAACTGACTACGAAAAGCAAGAGGAATTTTTTGAAACCTTATGCAGAAACTGCACAGATACAGGAGGATATTGATGATGTGGACATTGTTATCGGTCACAATATCATTAATTTTGATAGGCCCGTTCTAGAAGAACACCTTGGTATCTCGTTCGATAACGTACAGGTAATCGACACTCTGGTTCTCTCACGTCTGTTCAACCCACAGCTAGACGGAGGACATTCCCTGAGAGCATGGGGTGAGCGTCTTCACTTTGCGAAGGGTGACCACGATGACTGGACCAAGCTATCTGATGAGATGATTAAGTATTGTGAGCGTGACGTAGAGGTGACTGCCAAGTTGTACACTACCCTCTGCGAAAGGCTTGCTCAGTTTCCCGGTGAGTCCATCGAACTGGAGCATAAGGTTCAGGAGATCGTGTCTCAACAGGAACGCAAGGGTTGGGTGCTTGACCTTGAGAAAGCTTTCGATATCCAAGCACGTTTGAAACAGAGAAGTATGGAGGTTGAAGATGAAGTACATAAAAGGTTCACGCCGCTACCGGTATTTGTTAAAGAAGTCCATCCAAAAACTAAGAAGGACGGTTCCCTTAGTTCTGTTGGTCTTCGCTTTCTTGGGGATGATGTCGATACCGTTGGTGGCACATTTTCACGCATAGACTGGCCGGAGTTTAATCTAGGTTCACGCCAACAGATTGGTAGGCACCTGAAGTTCTACGGGTGGAGTCCCTCCTCTTTCACGGAGAAAGGACATGCCATTGTTGACGAGAGTATTCTATCTGAGGTGGACATACCCGAAGCCAAACTAATCGCTGAGTATCTACTGCTACAGAAGAGATCAGCACAGGTTCAGTCTTGGATAGAAGCGGTAGAGGAAGACGGCAGAGTGCATGGCAGGGTCAATACGATTGGTGCAGTCACGGGACGGATGACGCACAGTAACCCCAACATGGCACAGGTTCCTGCCTCTTACTCTCCGTATGGTACTGAGTGCCGGGAGTGCTGGACAGTACCGAAAGGTTTCAAGCTTGTAGGTGTGGATGCCGCTGGCTTGGAGCTTAGAATGTTAGCCCACTACATGAACGATGAGGAGTACACACATGAAGTCACGAACGGAGACGTACATACAGCAAACCAGAAAGCTGCTGGCCTTTCAACAAGAGACAACGCTAAAACTTTTATCTATGCTTTCCTCTACGGCGCAGGAGATGCCAAGATCGGAAGCATTGTCGGTGGTTCTCGAAGAGACGGAGCAGAACTTAAAGAAAAGTTTCTCTCTAACACACCATCTCTTCGAACTCTACGGGAACGAGTCATACGGGCAACCAAGCGGGGCCACCTCAGAGGACTAGACGGTAGACGATTGATAATCCGAAGTGAACACGCAGCCTTGAATACACTTTTACAGTCAGCCGGTGCAATAGTTATGAAGAAAGCATTGACAATACTGAATGAGTATGCTATCATACATGGTATAGACTACAGCTTTGTTGGTAATATCCATGATGAGTTTCAAGTTGAAGTTAGGGAAACTCAGGCAGAAAAGTTTGGATGGTTGGCAGTAGAGTGTATCAAGGCGGCGGGTGACAGGTTGGATTTGAGATGCCCACTGGACGGTGAGTACAAAGTCGGACACAACTGGGCAGCTACCCATTAATCTGGGACATCCCATAAAATAGGAGATTGAAATGAAAAGTATCGACACTCTCGTAGAAGATATCTATACCCTCATGAAGGATCGTAACTCTGACAAGGGTGTCGATGTTGAAGCTGAGATCGACAAGTTCGGTGAGGCAATGAAGGACATCATGCGTAAGGAGTTCCTTCCTACCTCCGGTCCCCGTGACGGACGTAAGCTTCGCCTCTCATCTGTAGGCAAGAACGATCTGGTCCAGTGGTTTGCATACAACGGCTACCGTGGTGAGCGTATCAAGCCCTACACCCTCATCAAGTTTATGTACGGACACATGATTGAAGAGATGCTCCTCCTGTTCACCCGTCTGGCTGGACATGAGGTGACCGATGAGCAAAAGGCTGTATCTGTCGGTGGTGTGGTGGGTCACATGGACTGTAAGATCAACGGCATTGTAACTGACGTTAAGTCCACCACCAAGTACGGACTCATGAAGTTCAAGGACCGTACACTAGCAGCCAACGATGACTTTGGTTATGTCGATCAGATCAAGGCGTATGCCCATGCAGAGGGAGAACGTAAGTGGGCATGGCTGGCAATGGATCGTGACAGCGGTAAGCTTGCTGTCCTTGAGTACGACCTTGATAACGAGGACGATCCAATGCACGAACACTTTTCAGAAAGCATAGAGGAAAGGATAGAACACGTAAAAAAGTGCGTAAAGCAGGAAGACCGACCTTCAAGATGCTACTCTCCACAGGAGGATGGGAAATCAGGAAACTTAAAACTCTGTACTACCTGCTCTTACTGCCAATACAAGAGAATTTGTTATCCAGAAGTCCGCGCCTTTCATACTGGCTCTGGTCCCAAGTTCTTAACTACCGTCGTAAACGTACCAAAAAATCGAAAGGGTAATGCCTACCCTGAGATCAACCTAGACCAAGAGGAGAACAACTATGATTGAATTTAAAGTAGTCAACACGCCCCGACATGATCGCTTTGAGGAGCAGATAACTGCACTGTTGAATGACGGATGGACTCTCCAAGGTAGTCCCTTCGTGTCTCAGACAGGCGGCATGACTCAGGCTCTGACCCGTGAAACCAAAGCTACTCGGTCTAAGAAAAGTGCCTCCGAAGTATCGGAATAACTTTGAGAAAACAGCGGGACTCCTTCTAAAGGATCACTGTAAGTACGAACCTGAGAAAGTCCCCTACGTCGTCCATCGGAATTACATCCCTGATTTTGTAGGTCGTAACGACAAGAACAGGATTGATATTCTAGTGGAAGCTAAAGGTTTCTTTAGAGTAGGGGACACTCAGAAATACAAAGCCATAAGGGACAGTCTCCCTAAGAAGAAGCAGCTAGTCTTCCTTCTTTATAACCCCAACAAGAAACTGAGGAAGGGTAGCAAGATGACGATGGCTGAATGGTGTGAGAAGGAGAAGTTCAAGTGGTATACCTTGGAGGATATTACAGATGCCTTTACCAATTAAAGAGTTTATTGAGAGACTATCAGAGGTAACTGATCCTCCTCTGTTGTGCGAGTTGCTGGGGTTGTCTAGTCAGGATATTCTAGAGAGATTCTCAGATGTTCTTGAGGATCGTATCGATGTTCTAAGAGAAATTTATGATCTTGACTTTGACGACGTTATGTTGTATAATAGGGAGTACGACGAATGAATGTTGAACTGATAGACAATATGGGTTCTGATCTCACTGTCGTAAATGCTGCCAGAGTTTCATTTGATAAAGGTTCCGAGTGGAACTTTTGGAATGACGATGGTGTCGTAAAAAAATACATGAAGCCTAAGGATGTTGATCTTATAGGTTACCTCGCCAAGCACAAACACTGGTCCCCCTTTAGCCACCCCCAGCTACAGTTTAGAATCAAGGCTCCCATCTTCGTAGCCAGACAACTGGGTAAGCATCAGGTGGGTCTAGCTTGGAACGAGATATCCCGTAGATATGTCGATACTACTCCTGAGTTTTTCTTTCCAGAGGTGTGGCGGAAATACTCAGAGGACAAGAAGCAGGGATCGTCCAATGAGATCATAGACATCAACCCTAAAAATCTAATGACGGACCCTTACCAATCGTCTGTTGATAGAGCGATGTGGACCTATGACTATCTTCTCGAAAAGGGTGTGTGTCCTGAGCAAGCTAGGATGGTACTACCACAGGCAGCTTATACGCAATGGTTCTGGACAGGTTCTCTTTACGCTTTCTCTCGTATCTGTAACCTGAGGATGGCCGAAGACAGTCAGAAGGAGACGAGAGAGATAGCCAAGGGTATTGACAAACACTGTGAAAAGTTGTATCCTAATAGTTGGACAGCCTTAAGAAGGAGTGAGTGATGAAACGTGATGATATATTAGAGAAAGCTAAGGAACTGATTAACGGAGATCGTAAGAAGGACTATGGTGATGCTTGGTTAAATCATAAGAGGATTGCAGATTATTGGTCCAACTATTTTGACGACGAGGTAAAATTTACACCGACTGACGTAGCTGTTATGATGATCTTGGTTAAGATTGCCAGAGTTCAGAATTCCTGCACAGACGATAGCTTTATAGACATATGTGGATATGGCGCTATTGCAGGAGAGATTTCTCAAATTATGGATTGGAAGTAAATCATGGAAGAGTATATAGAAGAAGCTTACTTCAAGGCTTTGGTAGACGAAGGACTAGACCCTGATGTTCTGTGCTTTATAGAAGAGATGGCAGCAATAAACCACAGAACAGTTACTTACTTTATCATGGAAGCTCTTGAAGATTTCAAAGCACACTTGGATCAAAATGAACAATTCTCAGAAATCACTTTCACTTCACACCACTGAAACTAAAGTATGCTTAGGCATATGCAAGCTTGAAGGGGATGTCTGCATAGGGTGTGACAGAACCATCGAAGAGATTAAACGAAAAGGAGAAAGCCAGATATGTACGGAAGAAACTCAGTAGGACCACTAGTCAAACCATGTGACGATCTTCACGCTATGAAGTATCGTCTTCAGAATGAAAGCTTTGAAGAAGCTATTAACAGACAAGCGGGAGTAATGTCGGATGATGAAGAACATCGTAGGGCGTATAAAGAGATCACTATGGACATGCGGTTCCTTGCTGCTGGCAGAGTCCAATCTGCTATGGGAAGTCCGAGGGATGTTACGGCGCTTAACTGTTTCGTCAGTGGAACAATTGAAGACTCTATGGACTCTATCATGCAGAGAGCTTCTGAAGCGGCTGAGACAATGCGTCGCGGAGGTGGGATTGGCTACGATTTCTCTATTATTCGCCCTCGCGGTTCTCGCATTGTATCTCTTGATAGTTCTGCTAGTGGCCCTGTATCGTTTATGCACATCTTTGATGCGGTATGCAGGACGATAGTATCAGCGGGTCACCGTCGTGGTGCCATGATGGGTATGCTTCGTGTTGATCATCCAGACATTGAAGAGTTTATCCGTGCTAAGAAGAACGACAAAGACCTGACCAACTTCAATGTCAGCGTGGCTGTTACCGATGAGTTCATGAGGGCGGTGGAGAAAGGTGGTAGCTTTGATCTCCAGTACAGAGGTGAGAAGTACCGTACCATCGATGCTCGTATGCTGTGGGATGAGATCATGCGTAACAACTGGGACTGGGCAGAGCCGGGTGTGATCTTC